GTGAAAAACACACGCGACTAAACACCCGGTGCTGCGTGAAAAACACACGCGACTAAACACCCGGTGCTGCGTGAAAAACACACGCGACTAAACACCCGGTGCTGCGTGAAAAACACACGCGACTAAACACCCGGTGCTGCGTGAAAAACACACGCGACTAAAACCCCGGTGCTGCGTGAAAAACACACGCGACTAAAACCCCGGTGCTGCGTGAAAAACACACGCGACTAAAACCCCGGTGCATCAGTAAACACCTGCGCCTGTCCATCCGGTATTACCTTCGCATCCGTAATCGTATTGACAAACTCGCTTATCTGTGTATTTGCATTAAAAAACATAAACCCTGCCACCAACGTACTCGCGAACACTAAAACCACATCTTTTACAAATAGTTTGAGAGGTTTGGGGTCTTTGCTCTTCTCGATGAATCGGATTTCGACGAATTTTATTATGCAAAATATAAGGGTCGTAATTACTGCTACAATTAACATCTTTTCCATGGTTTAAAAAAATATATACTATTGGCGAGAATGAGGACGCCTAAATCTGGACGCAACATTAATCGTCAGTTTTAGTTTTTTGGAAAAGATATACATTCCGAATTTTCCCCGACTTACCTCCCACCAATCCAATTCTACCGCAATACTTGAAACTCGTTATCTGGTCAACCCGTCTAAACAAGAAATCCCGGATTTTACCTGCAGATGTATCATCGATATGCACAGCAAAGAATGAATTTGTATGTAAATGCTCCTCCGTCAGAATGAACAGCGGTTCATAGAACTCCTTATACCAATTCGTGTATCTCGGATTATCCGGATTATAGTCCTCATAGTCGAAGAACGGTGGACTAGTGAATGCGAAATCGAACTTCTCGTGTCCTAATCGTTTTTTGCAATGCTCGAACGGTATCGAGTATATTTCGTACCCGCCTTCGAATTTCGTGTGGAAATGTTTCGGGTCGTCGTGAGTCACCTTTTTTCCGAAATCGCTCATTATTTTCTTGTATCCCGGCACTAAATTCGTGTTAGGGTCGAACCCCACATATCGCTTGACACACGTGGATGCCAATGCACCACATACCCTGTCACCCCATCCTTCACAAGGCGATAAAACGGATTTCGCACCAAAATACTCGTATATCGCCTTCGCATACATGGGCATGAATGTGGTGGCAATCTTATAGTTGTATTTTCTTGCTAAACTCCATTTCGCCTCTAAAGGGTCTTTTGCCGCAAGAATATCTTCTGCTAAACCGGATTTAGGGTCATCCCAGATTTCAGCAAAACTCTTGAGTGTCTTGGTTCGTCCGGTCTCTCGGTCTTTCAGTTTCAGGCGGGTTTTCAGGATTTCTTCCTCTTGAATCGCGCGCGTATAATCCGCGGGTTTATCGTCGCGAATCTTGTAGACAATTTCGTACTTAGGGTCTTCGATGGAATACTCGGGGAGTTCTGAGCGGATACGGTGGCGGTAAGATTCGAGTTGTTGGTGGGTGAGGGAGTCGATTAGGAGGGGGATTTTCTGGGGACCAACAGGAACGACCGGTTCAGGGGGAGGTGGAGGTAGTTGAACGGTCTTTTTTGGTTTTGCTGCTTTTTTTGTCTTGGGTTCTTCTACTGGCGGCGGAGGAGGAGGAACGTCAGCGTTGGATGCTTTTACTTTTTTAGGTGGCATATTGCAAGGTTATATTGGTTACTAAATAATGTTTATATAATCGCTAGATAATACGTTTTAAGACGTCTGGAAAATAGACGGTTCAATTTTCGTGTATTGATAATATATAAGTAAAAATTGCACACCATGGAATTTGTTATTAAAGATTCAGAGTCACATTCTGCGAAGTCTTTAAATCCCATAATAACAAATTTTGCTGAAAAAATATTAACAAGTGATAAAAAATTAGGGAGTGGAACCTTTGGTTCTTGTTTTATATGCACGTTACAAGGTTTATGTACGAAATATGCTTTAAAAACTATAGAAAAGAATTCAAACATAAATCAAAGAGACCTGGTTCTAAGAGAAGTTGAAATACTAACAAAAATTAGATCAGATGATGTGTGTAGTAACTTTGCACTTTGTTTTAGAGGTTTTGACGAAGATGCTGAAAATTATTATATATTAACAGACTACAATGAGAACTACCAAGAATTGTATGATTTTGTTTTTGACCGTAAACGTATACTAAAAGATGATAATGAAGAACATTCCCGTCGAACTAATATTATTAAAAATGTTTACGATGCTATTTTCAAATTACATGCAATAGGTATTGCACATTTAGATATAAAACCAACAAATATGCTTGTTAATATCCGAGATATGAGCATAATGATAATAGATTTTGGTACATCTTGTGTATCAGACAATACTAATATGGTTTCTTGTTCTAAAAGGGACACCGTAGAAGGAACTAAACAATATTTGGATCTTCGGTTAGTTCATAAAATATTAAAAGACAAAACCAAAATAACGTTTGAAGAATCTAAAGATGCCGATTTATGGGCATTCGGTGTGATGTGTATTTTGTTTTTTATGGGTATTGAATTTTTATTTTGCTACGAAGAATATGATGATGATGATACAAATAATATTACTACGAATTTTGGTTATTATTTTAATATTACATATTATAATTACTTACTTATATATTGCACTTCTTCTCATTCGGATTCTTTAAACAAAATGAAAAAATTATCATCATATAAAGATGATTTCAAACATATCACCCCTGAGTATTGGGAAAAATACAAAGAATTATTTGATTATATAGATACTTTTTTTTTAAGAACGTTTCGTGGTGTTGACCTACTTTTGTTGCGTAACATAAGAAAATGTTTTGTTAAAGATAGATTCACTGCGGGCGGATTAAATATAACATATATCAATAAATCCAAAAAAAGTAAATCCAAAAAAAGTAAATCCAAACGCAGCAAACGCAAACAATAAACCAGCAAAAATATATATATATGCGCGCTCTGCGAAGAACGCCGGACACGAAGTGGTCAATTACGGAGCGAAGAATAAGCACTCGGAATTGGATGATTCTCCGGAGAATGGTAGGCGTTCAAGGATTCGCTGGAGAGATTTCTGATTTTCATTCGATGCTCCTATGTCGCATCTCCTGAAAATTTCAGATTTACTACCTTCTGCCACTTCGTATGCGAAGTCCGTAAATCCTATAAGCGCAGCGGAGGGAATCTCGTAAGTAAGTCGAATAGGATTTAGCATTATATTGTTTGTTGATTAATTTTATTTTGTTTTTTTGCGGATTTATTTTGTTTTTTGGTTTTAGTTGTTTTTGAAAAGCGTTTTTTCAAGGTTTTTCTGGAGATATTTCTGAAGTGCAGAGGAGGGAATCTCGTAAGTCGAATACCGCCTTTTAGCAAGGGGGTTTTTAAATACGCTTCAAATGCTTTTCCTTTATTTCTAGATTGAACATAATCTGAAGTATATATTAAATTAGAATCGATGAAATTTGGTATTAATTTTGATATAATTTTAACCATTTGGGGTCTAAACGCGTCTTTATATTCAGTAGAATAAGATTTATTATTTGTTAATATATAAAATTTAATATTTGCGTTTGTGATTTTTGAAAAAAAATTTTGAAAAAAACGTATTCTTTCACTACCTCCCATAAAATATGCTAATACATCAAGCATTATTATCGTTTTTTCGTCATCGTTATGGTTAGAATTTATAAACAATTCTAAAATTGTATTTACGTCAATGCTAGAAACTACTGATAATGTTCTGTCAAAATCAAAAATAATATAAATTGGGGTAGTTTGTTCGGATGTAGATAATGAATTTGAATACTTTTCCAATTTTTTACTCAAATTTTCTAATTGTTCATTAGTTATTCCATTGCTGTTACGATTATATTCTTTACACCTTTGGACATTTAAAACGCCGATTTTCTAAATTATTTTAATTATAACATAAAAAACTTAAAAATATATTCATAATATACTTTAATTTATATTATGAATGCGGAAGAAGAAAATAACTTATTGAAACAAAAAATAGAAGGTTTAGAAAAGCACGTAGCAGAATTGGAAGAACATTTGAAAAAATATACCAATAGCACGAGACATCTAAAATATTATGAAAATAATAGTGAAAAAGTAAAAGAGAGAACAAAAAATTATGTAGAAAAGTTGAAAACTGAAAATCCAGACAAGTTGAAAGAATGGAGACGCACATATTATTTGAAAAAGAAGTTAAAGACACAAGAACAACCCAGTGATACAACTATCTAAAACACATCATATTCTCCATTTTTACATAAATATACATTTGCGACTTCATCGCCATTTTTGATTTCTTCAATTGTTTCATATAATTCTTTTACCCAATCATAAGTGTCGTAAAATACGTCTTCTTGTAAAAGACGAATAACTGAATATCCGTTATCATTCGCACACGTTTCTTTGTATTTATCATTTTCAAATTGTTCTTCTGGAGATGACCAATTCATAATTTGTTGAAAATGTTGCGGACCATCAAGTTCAATAATTATTTTATATTCTTGTATAACGAAATCGTAAGTTATTTTTTTTTTTTTTTTGCACCATAATACTCTAAATTGATTTATAATTGTTGGATATAATTTCTGTAGATTTTCATATAATTTTGCTTCTGTTTTATGAATACATATTGGACATCCACTACCTAATAAATGTGTTCTCGCTTTTTGGTGGAATTCTCCGTGCCTCCTACATTTTATTGTTATTAAATTATTAATTCCAGTATAATTTACTAATGAATAATCATATTTATCACCATGTATTTTTTTTATTTTTTCAAAATATGTATTATTGTCCCATGTTTGTTTTTTAGAAGATTCTATCCTTCCACATTCAAAACAACCAATCCCAGATAGATGTGAATTAGGTGTTTGTTCAAATTCTCCATGCTCTTTACATATAATTTTTATTTTAGTTATAGAATTTGTATAATTTACTGATGAATAATCATATTTATCACCGTGTATTTCTTTTACTTTTTCTATAAATTCTTTTGTAGTGTATCTAAATCTTTTTGCACATTTACTACAACCATTTCCGCATAAATGGTCATTCGTTTTCTGTTTAAATTCACCATGTTCTTTACATATAATAATGATCGTTTCATATATTCCATTATATGAAACTTTAGAGTAATCATACTTATTATTATGAATTGTATTTGCTCTTTCTACAAATGTTTCTTGAGATAGCATAGTTTTATTTCGTGCTTTTTCTATACCACATAAATTACAACCATCGCCGTAAAGATGTTTACACGGTGATTGTTGAAAGTCCCCATGCGTTTTACAAGTTATTATAACTTTATCATAACATCCAACATACAATACTTTATTATAATCATACGTATATTCACCGTGGGTTTCCTTTGATTTTTTAATAAATATTTCAGTTGTCATTTTTTTACTGTTTGCGTATGCTATTCTTGAACATATTTTACATCCTTGTTTATTACTTAAATGGTCGCTTGGAGTTTTTTGAAATTCACCATGTTCATTGCATATAATAGTTATTTTTGTAATTGCACTAATATAAACAACTTTTGAATAATCATATTTATCTCCATGTATTTTTTTTGCTTCTTCTATAAATTGTTCTGTTGTTTTCTTTTTCATATTTGTAGTTTTATTACATATTACTATCAAAAATATTTTATATCAATTTTATTCTATAATATATTAATTATAGCGTAAAATACTTAAATATATAATATGTAGGAATATTATATGGGAAAGAAAAAGAAGATAGAAGAAACCGCCCAACCAAAGAAAACAACAAGAAGTGATGTAAAAGAACGCAAGGAACTAAACAAAGATACAGAGTTTACATGTGTCAAAACCAGTTTCAATAGTTTAGTAGAAAATAACTATTTGAGTGGAGGCATTCAAGAAATTGTGCTTAATATTAACAAAATATGCTTTTTGTCTTACCAATTACTCAATTATCATTTTACTCGTCTTATTGAAGAAAATAAACCATTACCAGAAATTACACAATCCTTATTTTACCAAGCATGTGCAACCGTTTCTGTAATGAAAGAACGAAAAGAAAAAATAAACAAAACTGATGAGTTATATATTAGTTTTTCACATTACAAGGAACATGTAGGAGAATTACCGTTTCGTGATAGAATGGGTAATCTCATTAACAACCTAAATCGGCAACAACTTACTATGACTGAAAACCATTTGAAACTCAATTTTTACAAACGATTTCATAAATATTTAGAAATAAAAACTGGCGAAACAAGAAAGGGAGTAATTTACAAATGGTTAAAAGACATTTATGCGATTGAATATAATGGTAAAAACTTTTTTATACTATCTATGAGACAATGGTTAAAATATCCACCAACAGAAGTAAATATAAAAATGCATTCCTCTCATTTTGTAAAAATATACCATAAAATACTGAAAACCTTTGAAAAATACCCATATTCCAAACACATAAGAACATTCAATTTATTGCCAACAAAAAACTCATTTACTTTGTCTACAATTGAAATATGTAGCAGTTGTTTGAAGGATATTATTGGGTATTTTACTAGAACCCCAGTACCAGACGATTTCAAAGAAAACAAATTAGTTTATTGGTATGATTTTTTCAAAATAGAAAAATATGAAACAAAAAATCGCAAGTTCGCAAATACAATATACACTGATGGTAAGGTTGCTGTTATACGATTGAGAAAACCAAAGTTTGAAGCACCTAAACCGAAAGATATTAAGAAAATGCAATATGAACAATATGTAGGAATTGACCCTGGCGTGAGAAGTTTGCAAACATCTTGTAATAACGAAGGCAGAGTATTAGAAACTACAACACCAAGTTATAGGCATGATTGTAAAATGAAATACGCTTGTAGAAAACGAGAAATGTGGTATAAGAAATGGGAACATTATGAAATGTGGCGTAATATACCAACTTTCAAAACAACCAATTTACAAAAAATGCGTCATTATTTTGAGTATGTTTATCCAAATCTAAATACGATTTTTAATTTTCATCTTTACAAGAACTTTCGTGGATTATCATTTCGTTCTTATTGTCGTGGAAAAGCAACTATGGATAAACTATGTAAAAGTATTGTTGATGATAAGAAAACATTAGTAGGTTTTGGTGATTTTTCACAACAACACGGGTTAGTAAAGAAACACCCAACTGCACCTATTCAAAAGTTCAAACATGAATTAAGACACTATTGTGATATTATAGATATAGATGAATGGGGTACAAGCAAAACGTGCAATAAATGTTTTAAACCTATTGAATTATACAAAAACAAGATAATTAGTAAAAAAAGAGATGGAACACATACAAAAGCAAGATTATCTCAAATCAACAGTGTAATCCGTTGCAAACTCAACGAGTGTAAATTATGCTGTATGAACAGAGATATTAACGCTTCCAAGAATATTCTGTTTTTACTTCAATTACAAAAAGAAGGAAAAAAGAGACCAGAATGTTTTAATCCAAAGAATATGAACGACTGCGATACTCCCTTATGGGAAGATAAGTATGTCGTGGCGTGAAATCCGCAATTACCTTTTGTTTTATTTAGCGTCAAAAAATCGGCGTTTTAAATGTCCAAAGGTGTAAAATCTGAATATATACTATATTTTCCGTTAGACGTCTTTTTTGTTTTCATATTATTTTCATATTCATTAAATAGTTCTGTTTCTTTTTGTTTTAATGCAACTGCATATTTATTTTTGGTATTGGTGTTGGAATCATAATATGGGTTATTTTCTTTATTTGTTTCAACCAAAAAATAATATTCGCCTAAATCTGATTTCCTGGGAAAAACTGAATTCATATCTGAAATATTTATTTCATCATCATCGAAAAAATATATTTCGGGTATTTTTGTTGTCCATAAAAACTCAAACATCTCATATATAAAACCTATACGTATTCCCTCTCAACCAAATCAATATTCAGTCCATTCTTCCGGACTTCCTGTTCATCGATGGTCGCGGCATCTTCTGGTCCAACCGCAAATTGTGAAAACAACGGAAACTCCAATTGATTTTGCGGTGTATGTGCATGGACATTTCTGGCGATAACCTTGTACAGTTTGAACCCTGGATAACGCTCCTCTCCGTCTCGGCGATACATAATATTTTTGCCGTTATCGTCCTGGCACCACCTATATATAGTCTCTTGGAAATCGTCGCGGGGTTCGTCTTCGTCCTGAATGATAAAATCGTATATGCTCGTTCCAAGACGGCACAAATCGAAACTAGGGTTCGCCTCTACCCGCGGTTTCTTATCGTTGAAATACGGTTCTGTATTGTACTGCGAATGGGCGTCGCCTTTAGGAGCAAAACTATCACTGCAATAAATCTGATTCTTGAACCGGTATATTGAGCGACCGAAATCGATGATTTTGAATATTTTGCCGTGAGTTGGTACGCGATAGAACCGGTTGTCGTATTTATAATACAGAAATTCGACGTCGGTGTTGACATACATGATATTATTGGTGTGCAGGTCGTTGTGTGTGAACTGGAACGCTTTTTGCAGTGCTATGAGAGACATAATGACCTGCATCAAACATGATGCACCCGTATCTTCGTCGATTTCCTGATTCATGAAAAGACTATCGAGAGTGCCGTCGCATTTCTCCAGAAAAATCAGATTTGCCGGGAAATTTTCGATGTACGCATATGCTTCGGATTCAGATTCGGACGATTCGTCTTTAGAAGATGAATAAGAACTATCATCTTCTTCGTCTTCTGTATCCTCTCCTTTACCGCTTTCTTCTTCCTCAGATTCGGATGAAGAGGAGGAAGACGACGACGAATCATTGCCAGTGCTTTCCTTTTCATATTCACACTGGACATTGTTTTCTAGAGGCGGGTATAATGGAGAGGCATTTTCGTCGGGTTCAATAATATTCATTTCCAAATCAGCAATGTCTAATTCATCCTCTAATACCAATCGCTTTTTATTGGCACGCGACCCGATTCCCGTAAAATCGTCGAAGGTCACTCCCGAGTTCGCACAGCAAATTGTCACACCCTTGCCAATATGGTCCATGAAATAACTGGATTGGTGGAGATAGTCGAGGTCGTCCGTCACCGTCGCTTTAAATACTTTTTGAACCGCTAAATAAGACCCGTAGTAATCGACGGCGTTTAGCATATTGTGTTTGTGCTTCAATTGACTCCCTAAATAGGAGAAGAACCCGTCGACGTAAGAGGCGTTATGTTTATTCGCCAATTTCGCAAAACATTCGGATTGATTTGTTAGGGTTGGGAGTGTTTTGATGTTTTTCGAGTTGTGGTATTTTCCCACTAAATAATGGATGGGGTCGAGAAGCGGTGAGCATTTGACGTGGTATTTGATATCGGAGAATGAAAGGTCTGCCGATTTAATGGTGGACCCCTCTAAATAGTGCCGGTGGTTGAGTCCGATGCGATTGTAGTTGGACTCGTTTAATTGGAAAAAGTCGGAGTAGAGAGGACTGAATGACTGAATTTCAGATACAGCAAATGGATTGTAATTATTTGCCATGTCATCTTCGGATTGCTCGTATTGTTTTGCTAAAGCGTCGGTGTCGAGAGGACGGATTTTTCGGTAATTGAGTTCTATGGTAGACATTTTTGATATGATTATGTTGTAATTGAACACGTATATTACAATTAAATAAGTATATTTAGGACTAAAAAACGAGCGAATACATGGTGCCCCTCATTCTCCTACGAAACTTCCTACGTCAGTTTCTCCGGATAATCATCCAATTCCGAGTGTTTATTCTTCGCTCCGGAATTAACCACGTCAGTTTGCGAAGAACGCCGGACACGAAGTGGTAGGCGTTCGAGGATTCGCTGGAGCGAAGAATAAGCACTCGGAATTGACCATCTTCTCGCTAAATGTCGTATTCAAAAATTATCTATTTATTGTAACATCCTCTCGAAACACGATATGAATCTCGACCTCAAAAAATTCGATATGCGTTGGATTACCTTTAAACCCGACGAAAACAAAGGACCAGTTATTGTGTTGATAGGACGGCGCGACACCGGTAAATCGTTTTTGGTAAAGGATTTGCTGTATCACCACCAAGACATTCCGGTCGGTTTAGTCATATCAGGCACTGAAATCGTCAACAATTTCTATTCGCAAATCGTGCCTAAATTGTTCATTCACCAGAAATACAACACAGTGCTGATTGACAAGATTTTGAGGCGTCAACACCAGGTTGTCAAGCGTTTTAACTCGGAAATGGAGCAGTATAAGCGGGCGACAATCGACCCTCGTGCATTTGTCATATTGGATGATTGTCTCTATGATGCGAGTTGGTCGCGCGATGAACTGATGCGAATGCTTTTCATGAACGGGCGGCACTGGAAAGTCATGTTGATTATAACCATGCAGTATCCTCTCGGTGTTCCGCCGGCACTTCGGACAAATATCGACTATGTATTTATTCTGCGGGAACCCACTTTAGGGAATAGGCGGCGAATCTGGGAGAATTACGCGAGTATGTTTCCCACGCTGGAATTGTTTTGCTCCGTCATGGACCAGACGACGGAGAATTACGAGTGCTTGGTTATCCATAATAATGCGAAATCAAGCAAGATAAATGAACAGATTTACTGGTATAAAGCAGAGAATCGCCCTGCTTTTAAATTGGGCAGCAAAGAATTCTGGGAGAAGTCGAAAGAATTATGCAGCGACGATGAGGATGAATTCGATGCGAGCAAGGCGAAAAAGAAATCGGGTACACAAGTTACGGTGAAGAAGTCTAAATGGTAGGGAACCAAGGTTCCCCTACGACCCCTCCTTTTTTGCGGGGCGTACGCCCCGCTGGTGCTCGCTGGAGAGATTTCTATAGGATTTACGGACTTCGCATACGAAGTGGCAGAAGGTAGTAAATCCTAAATTTTCAGGAGCATCGAATGAAAATGAAGTGCAGCGGAGGGAATCTCGTAAGTCGAATGAGTGTAATAATAGACGAGAGGAAATATGACCTGGATATAATACCCATTTTTAAATGTGATAGAAATATTTTGCTGCATTATATAGTGCAAATTACATAAATTATCGGAAAATGTTTATGTAATTTTATTTGTGTTGTTTGTGGTATGTGCGTTTTGTTTTCTTTCCGCGATACTTTTTCGATACGGGTTTTGCTTTATGTTTACGAGACTTTTTACCGCCATTGGTAGTAGAAAAAAAGGGGTTGCCAGGATCATTAGATTTTTTCCATTTTTCTATTTTCAATTTTAAATCTTCGTTACAAATAGATATATCAGATTCTAAATTTTCAATATGTTTTCCCTTTTTTTTTTGAAAATCTTCAAACTCCATAGTTTCAGTAATTTTTGTTTTGTATTTGTTTCCGTAAAAAAAATTTTCGTTAAAAGAAGTTTCTTTTGCACTTTCAAGACTAGTCAGTCCTATACCTGTTAAAAAATCATAAGACTCATTTAAAGAATTGCATTTTTCTGCTTCCGCTTCTGCTTTTTTCTTTGCGGCTTCCGATTCTGCTGCTTTTTTCTTTGCTTCTGATTCTGCTTTTTTCTTTGCTTCATCTGCTTTTTTCTTTGCTTCATCTGCTTTTTTCTTTGCTTCATCTGCTTTTTTCTTTACTTCATCTGTTGCTTTTTTTGCTGCATCTACATCTGTTGCTTTTTTTGCTGCATCTACATCTGTTGCTTTTTTTGCTGCATCTACATCTGCTGCTTTTTTTGCTGCATCTACATCTGCTGCTTTTTTTGCTGCATCTACATCTGCTGCTTTTTTTGCTGCATCTGCAATGGTTACCGATTTATTATTTGTCACCGGTACTTCTGCTTCTGTATTATTGGATTGGGTCAATTGGACTTCTACTGTCTGCTGAGTTGATTGTGGTTGAACTGGTGATGTTTTGTTAGAAAAAAAATCATCAATGCTTATTGAATCTTTCATGTTTTGTAGTTTTTTAATTTCATCTTCCTTTAGATTATTTAAAGCATTCAATACATTACTATATTCTTGTTTTGAATTACATCCAGTTTGAGTATTTGTTAATATATATTCTGTTTTATCAAAATTTGGTATTTTTTTTGAAATTTCTATTATAATTTTATCATTGTCCAAATAATGGTTATATGCAACCATAGAATCAAACCATTTCATATTACTGTCAAAAGATTGAAAACCTGGACCTGTTCGTTTTGCTTGGTCTACGCAAATAAGGTATTGAATGAACCCTATGTTATCGAAAAATTCTTTTATAGTTATTAATATAGGTTTTGAATTATTAAAGGACCCATTTGTTAAATTATAAAATATTTTTAAGAAACTTGTACTATCATAAGAACTCGAACTCGAGGTTTTGAATAACAAAAATGTCCTTAATGTTTTATAAAGTATTGGTAAACTCATTATATTATAATTGGTTATAAAATAATAAAAATGTCGATATTCTAAACGCGTTTACATTACTTACCAACATTTATCGGTCAGAGACCTTTTCCAGTGCCTCTCGCAACTGTTGAGCATGGGCATCTGAATTGTCCGTCTCCGCTGCCTCTCGCTCATCGAAATTCACCTTCTGACTCACTCCCATCAAATTACCCTCCTCATCAATCGTCTGCGTCAACACATTGCCGCTCTTCTTCGCCAACTCGATATTCTCCATAATCGCCTTCTTCTTCGCATCTTTAACGCGCTGGTCAAACGCCTGTTTCGCACGCTCCTCGTTCTTCAACTTCTCGCTATGCAACTGGTTCAACTCCTCCTCCATGAACTCTACACGCCCAGTCTTATAAGCATCGGGGTCCCATGGAATCCACATACCCACTGGTCCCACGAAAATATCATGGTTAGGGTCGGTTTCCCGCAACTTTTTGCAGCGAATTTCCGCCTCCTCTTGTGTATTGAACACACCACGTACCTTGAGTCCGCGCGTAGAAGTCTGAAACGCATGCTCTCTGCTAAATCGGAGATTTAGCGCTTCCTCATTCTTGTCGCAAAAAGTACGGAAATGGGATTCGAACTCTTCCTCTCTCAATTTCACTTCTTCGGATTTAGCGAATTCGTTGAAATCTTCGGTTAAATCCTCGATTTTGGCGCCGTATTTGTAGGCAACAAAATTCAGAAAATCGCCGAATTTCGACATCGATTTAGAGAATTCCCATTGCTTTATAAATTCGTCGAAGAGAAACCCTTCGCGTTTCTTTAGGATGTTTTCGGGGGAGACGAAACTGATACATGCGAACTTTTGACCCGCCAATGGTACGTCTTCATCGCATAAATCAACATATTTAGGATTTGCTTTTCCGGAGGGGAGCGTTTTTCGTTCGAATGAGGTTTTTTGAGAGGACGACATGGAAAATGGACGGGGGTATGGATATATTTAGAGGTAATGGTTTAAATGGTTTGCAGGGGCAATATAAGTTTATAAGAACGCAAATGTATTGCCGATCAAATTTATAAAAAACGATTATTGGACAGATAAACTGACGAAGGAAGTTTCGCCGGAGAATGAGAGGTTGATTTAGAATATTTAACATATGTTTTTTGCAATATTTTAAAAGGAGTGTTCAAAAGGAGGGGTTTAAGGGGAACCTTGGTTCCCTTTATTTGTTTCAATATAATATACTTAACGAAATGAGCGTCGTAAATTTTGGAGAACTCGTCCGCCGACTAATCAAGTACATCATTGAAGGTCTTGTTGTTGCTATTGCCGCATACGCTATTCCCAAGGTCGGTAAACTCAGTACCGAAGAGATTGTTATTATTGCATTGACCGCCGCTGCCACATTCGCCGTCCTAGATGTGTTCGTCCCCGCCATGGGTACTTCCGCCAGAAACGGTGCAGGATTAGGCATCGGTCTCAACCTTGTCAGATTCCCTGGCGGTTTCTAAGTAAACATGACATATAAGGATTTTACTACGAAACTTCCTATGTAAGTTTATTCGGAGAATCATCCAATTCCGAGTGCTTATTCTTCGCTCAGGAATTATAGGATTTACGGACTTCGCATACGAAGGTAGTAAATCCGAAATTTTCAGGAGATGCGACGCAGGAGAATCGAATGAAAATGTCCATACTCGTATAACGTTTATATACTGTTTGAAATCATAGTATATAAAATCATTATTTCTGCCGCAAATGACACAACCACCGTTTAATGAAAAAACCCTGCAAAAATGCGTGTTCATAATGAACGCATTGGAAAACGGATGGAAAGTCAAAAAACGCAACGGTTCCTACATATTCACGAAACGCCACGAAGGTCGCAAAGAAATATTCAAAGACGGATATTTAGAGCGATTTTTAGCGGAAAATTCGAACTCGTCCTTGTTACGTTTGTGAATATTTTGCTAATTTATTCACATGAATGCCCGCTCAATAGGCAAATATAATTACAATTTAACGCGTTTTTTTGCGGAGCGGGCAAATTTTGGAGGATTTTTTATGTGACAGAAATTTTTATTTATTTAGGAATAATATAATTAAATCGAACCGAAATGGGAGGAGCACTTATGCAATTGGTCGCCTACGGCGCACAGGATGTTTTCCTAACAGGAACCCCCGAAATCACCTTCTGGAAGGTATCTTACCGTCGCCACACTAACTTTGCCATGGAGAGTATTGAGCAGACCTTCTCCGGTCAAGCCGACTTCGGTCGTCGCGTTACTTGCACCATTGCCCGTAACGGTGACATGGCATTCCGCACCTATCTTCAAGTCACTCTTCCCGAGATTAACCAGGGAATGAAGACCACTGGAACCGATGGTGTCTATGCCCGTTGGTTAGATTTCCCCGGTGAGCAACTCATTGCCCAGATTGAGGTCGAGATTGGTGGACAAAGAATTGACCGTCAATATGGTGACTGGATGCACATCTGGAATCAATTGACTCTTTCTTCCGAGCAACAGAAGGGATACTACAAGATGATTGGGCACACCACCCAATTGACCTACATCACCGACCCAACCTTCGCTGATGTCACTGGTCCTTGTGCTTCCAGTGGTGGACCCGCCCAGGTCTGTGCCCCCCGCAAGGCACTCCCTGAGACAACCCTTTACATCCCTCTTCTGTTCTGGTTCAACCGCAACCCTGGTCTTGCCCTTCCCCTAATCGCTCTCCAGTTTCACGAAGTCAAGATTAACATCGATTTCCGCCCCATCGGTGAGTGCCTCTGGGCAGTCACAAACTTGGTCGGTACTGGAACTGCCAGCGTCTCCGTCGCCCAAGCATACCAGCAATCACTTGTTGCCGCTTCTCTCTACATCGACTACGTGTTTTTGGACACCGATGAGCGCCGCAAGTTCGCCCAGAACCCCCACGAGTACCTCATCGAGCAACTCCAGTTCACTGGTGATGAGTCCGTCGGTTCATCCAGTAACAAGATTAAGTTGAACTTCAACCACCCTTGCAAGGAACTCATCTGGGTTGTGCAACCCGACGCCAACGTCGACTACTGCTCATCCCTCGAGGCAGGACAAACCCTCTACAAGACCCTCGGTGCCCAACCCTTCAACTACACCGATGCCATCGATGCCCTTCCCAATGCCATCCATGCCTTCGGTGGACCTCTTGAGACTTCCGGTTCAACCAACTTCATCAGTGCCTCCGGTCTTTTCCAAATGGCAGGTGCCGTCGATGAGGTGTTTGCTACCAACGCTGCTGCCTCTGGTGCCCAGTGGGGAGGTGTTAACAGTGCTTACCCATTCACCAACCCTAATGGCAGTGTCCCCACCGGTTCATCCGTCTCTGATGCCGGCACCTTCGTGCTTGCCGAGACTGCCTTGGATATGCATTGCTGGGGTGAGAACCCAGTCGTCACTGCTAAGTTGCAGTTGAACGGACAGGACCGCTTCTCTGAGCGCGAAGGCACCTACTTCGATATTGTGCAACCATTCCAACACCACACTCGCCACCCCGACACTGGAATCAACGTGTATTCCTTTGCCCTCCGCCCTGAGGAACACCAACCCTCAGGCACCTGCAACTTCTCGCGTATTGACAATGCCGTCCTCCAGTTGGTTCTCTCCAGTCCAACTGTGTCCGGAACCGCCACTGCTAAGGTCCGTGTGTATGCAGTAAATTACAATGTTTTGCGTGTTATGAGCGGCATAAACGATATGATGCTCGGATTGCTTTACTGCAATCTGTGGTGTCGTTTCATCTGTGCAGAAAAATACCCGGCCACAAACAAACAGGCAATGTTTGTGGGAACTTCCGTTTGACTCCTGGATTATAGTCAGGTATTAGTGAGGAGAAGTAAACTCCTTGCAAGGTTACCCGTTGCTGGAAACCCCTTAAGAGATTCGTACGAAGTGTGTATGGGAAACCTACACATGGCAGAGAAAAAACTCTGGTATCGTGATAACCGAATCTATTGGGCAATCAGCAGGATTATGTCTAAGTCCGCTATGCTAGGATACGACAGGTTCTCAGAGACTGAATGGTAACCGGTAGATAATGAAGGTCTAAGCAACCTGAGTCTGCCCAAGATACAGTCCGACTCCACTGGAAACTTTGGAGATTCTTCAGGCGGGTGTGGCGTATTCAAATTGATCAAAAATCTTTTTCAAAATACGCAAACCTGATGCTCGAGCACGCAAAATTACAATTTTATTCAAAATTTTTAAAACCGATAAAAATCATAAAATCCAAAAATCAAATAAAAATGTTTTATCGATAAGTAAAACATTTTTTGCATGAATCATATTTTCTCACCGATTGCTACATTACCATTAATTCTGTATTTGTATATCCTCTCGAATTTCCCAATCATTTCTGAATACGAAAACCGATTCTTCATTATATTGCATGTACTACAACATGGTCTTGAATTTTCTATGTTATATCCAAGTGAATTATTAAATCGGTCAATTCCGTTTCTGTGATTTACGCGATGTTCTTTACCACATAAATAACAATTATTGCAAATAATTCCTAAAAAATCATCTTTAGACAAATTAAATTCGAGTTTTCGGTCTATTGCATTTCTTTCAAAAGTAGCATAATCTCCACTTAAAACATTTGGAAACGCGTGTGGATATAAATTACCCTCAATTTTACCTAAATGAGTTAATATATGTTCGATTCTCTGAAAAAATAAGTCAACCGACATAGCGTGTTTTAGATAATTGCATAAAGTACAAGCACTAACGCAATTATCAATCGTATAATGTCCTTTTGAATTTACTCGGTCAATGCCATTGAATTGTTTTTCTTCAGAAATATCACCGCAATATGCACAGTTTTCCTTAATAATTTCCATAAACTCATCTTTGGTTAAATGAAACTCAATATCGCGTTTTGTCGCTTCTTTTTGGTAGGAATAAAATGTCCGATTTAAATTTGTTCGAGTCCATAAATTTCGAAGTTCTCGGTCTCTTTTTAGATTTTGGACTTTATTTTGTGAACGGCAAGTTTGGCACGTTTTTGTTAAGTTGTCGTCATCTGACATGAACTCGGATAATTCTTGTTCTTTACAGCAAATTGTACATATTTTGTTTGTGTCTCGAGACGGGGTTGCTATAATTGCTTCATGGCGTCGCTTTCGATCGGCGGCACTTTCTTTATCAAGACAATCGCGACATTTTGAAAACGGGTAAGACCGGTCAAGTTGCGCCCTGCATCCACGAACATGGTCGTAACATACTTTTTTTCCAAGTTCTACAGTGGATTTTATAAATATATGAATTTGATGTTTTCCGCAATATTCGTTTTCTTCAGACTTCTTGAATTCGCATTCCGGATGAGCACACTTTGTTACCGTTTTTTTGTATTTAGATCTGTCTCGTGTGAGACATAATTCACAGGTATTGTAATCATTTGCAAAATATCTCATTTTATTGCAACCTTTACACAATCTAGTCGCATCTAACATTTCTCGTGTGTAATCGTTCATATACTGATGTAATTTGCAGAATTTTGTTGGAATTCCATCCGCGTCAACAGAGTAATTCCTACATGGGTCTTGGTTTCGGTCTTTTGCTAAGCACTTCATGTTTGGTTGTCTATGATGTTATATGTATTATGACCGGAATGTGTTTATATTGTTTTGCAGAAAATGATGGATATGTTTTATTGGAAATGAAACAGCAAATACAATACTGGGTAGAGAATCCTACCGAAAAGATGGTGGAAATTGTGGAGTTGTTTTATTAGGTATAAAACAAATTAAAAATAATGGGTTATTTTATGTAAACCATTATTTTATATACACTGCAATACAATGAGCAAAACGTATCTGATATCTGGTGAAACATTGAAAACTATTGCTCAGGGAGCATTGGGCGCGATGACTTTCGGGGCGTATCACCAATACACTACCAATAAAATTATGGAACTTAATAATGAAAAGGTCGAAATACAGCACAAGTATTTTATGGATAAGATGGAAACCCAACACAAAAAGGAAATGAATGAAATGGAAAATCAACAAAAAATATTAAGAGACAAGTTGGAAAAATTGGAAACGGTCGTATCACTACAAGAAAAGCACCACCGCGGGTGGTGGTAATTTTGTCCGCTGAAAATAGTGTTAATTACCAATTTTACAATATATTGCTTAATTAAACCAATATAAACAATATACCGTAAATGTATGATACGCCCGCCACAAATCAAAAATGCCACCACAACCCCGATGTGCCAAAGAGTGCTGCAATGCAAAATCTACCCAAGAGAACAAGTACTGCAGAAAACATCAATTACAAGTATTCATAGATGAGACCGAGTCTTTAGGAAAACGCGTCTGTAAGAACGTAATTCGCGGATGTGTTGCCCAATTATATCCAGAATATGAGTTTGTGCGATGTGAACCTTGCAGGAAAAAGGAAAAAGAACGCGACGATGCTAGGAAAGCAAGAGCAACCGAAAACGCCGCGGCAAAAGAAGAACAAGAAAATCCCGAAACCCGGTTCTGCAAAAACTGTGAGAAGATGAAACCTCTCGACGAATTTGTTGGTGCGAAGAACAAAGGATATGTTAAATCGTGTAAACATTGCCGTGAAACATGGATTCGCAATGACAAAAATCGTGATAGAGAGCATCGTAATGCGTTAGAAAGAGAGGCGTCTAAAAAACCAGAACGAATCGCCACTAAAAAGGCGTGGGAAGAAGCGAATCCTGATAAAGTTGAGCAGAAATGTAAAAAATCCCGCGCCAAGAGAGCAGCAAAAGATATTGACGGATATTTGCAACACAACGCGAATGTAATGAAGAACTGGCGCGACAAAAACCCCGAGAAAATGGAAGAGGCGAACCGAAAACGCAGAGAAAGCATTGAGGCACATTACAAGATATATCAGAGGTCCGCCAGACTAAAGAAACTCGAATTCACCTTATCCGAGGAGGAATTCAAAGAGATGGTAGTACAACCGTGTTATTATTGCGGAATCTTGGACGAAAAAGGGTTCAATGGTATTGACCGGATGAACCAAGCAGCAGGATACATTCAATCCAATGGAGTCAGTTGTTGTGCTATGTGCAATTGGAACAAGGGGTCTCTGGATTCCGCCACATTTATCAAGAGGGCGAGGCATATTCATTATTTTGCAAAATACGGCACCGAAACGCACCCCGAGTGTTTTCCCGATGCAAAATGTGTGTCTTACGCATCTTACAGGAGTCGCGCGGAAAAAAAGGAACTCGAGTTCGCCATCACCCACGACGATTACAAATCTATTATTTTGCAGGATTGTTATTTATGCGGCAAAGAATCAACAGATACCAATATAAACGGCGTTGACCGTGTGGATAACAACGTCGGATATACCATTGCAAATTGTAAGGCGTGTTGCAAGGAATGCAATCATATGAAGAACTCGTATGCATTGGAAGACCTACTAACAAAAATCGAGAGGATACATGACAACTGGAACAACAAAACCCTACCCATTCTACCCGCCCAAATTCATTCGATTGTCCAGATTGCAGAAAAAATGACAAAAGAAGAATTGAATAGGGAAAAAGAGGAGAGGAAACATCGTGCACTGAAAAAGCACCAGGATTATTTGCATACCATTGAAACTCCTGCGAACAACGCTCTCCGGAGTTAGTTCGAACTCTTACTGCTTCGCATCCAGAGTTATTCACAAACAAAATAAACAATCCATTCTATTTGATTCATAACCAATCCAATAGAAATCCATAATGCGTATCCTCGTGGGAATCCTGACATCGAGCAAACCCGACCTGGCAAAACTATGTTACGATTCCGTCGCCTCTCAGCACCCGTCCCAAGACATCGTCGTCATAGTCAATTCCACCAATCCCCATCATCTGGAAGACGTCCGCTCCCAGATGCCCCCAAATACAAATATCCAAGAGACCGAGAGTAATGGCAAACCCGGCAAAGGACACAACAGCGTTCTCCGCTATTTCCGAGACCACCCCGAATACGATTATTTAGTAATGGTAGACGGCGACGACTTCCTCTACCCCCGCGCCTTATCCCGACTCGAACACTATCTAAACTACGAACCCGACATCCTCTTCATCGCATTTCACGATATTTTGCTGTCCGAATTATGCCCAAAAGACTCGAATATACCCTTCATCACATTCCGCAATAAATGCTGTTTGTCGTATAATGTCGAGGCACTCACCGTTGGCGAATGGCACCGGGTCAAAGGTGCAATCAATCCTTTTAACCGCGATATCAATAACATGAATACGTATGCCCGTCCGTTCGCATTTTCACGGAAATCGCTCGAATACGACATCTATTACGACGAGAACGCCGCACTATATGACGACTTCATCGTGTTCTTAAAGGCATTCGAACTCGGCATACTACATAAATTAAATATATTTGCTGCAATAGATACCTATTTGTATCTCTATAATTCGACCTCTCTCGATGCCGCGACAAAACGGTATTTCTTGCCTGAAAATGAACCCGCGCGGAAAAAAGAAAACGAGAATTATCAGGCGAGCATAAAGAACCGGTTCTTGACACTGAAACGCTGGGACTTGACGAAATTTCCTCTGCTGGAATTAGGGCAGAATTCGGAACCGGACGATTTCTTAGTGAAATGCAAATTCGTCGACGACCTGGCATCGAAAATCCGACTTCAATTCATGGTCCCGCAGCGAGACAATATTGACCTTATTTTGCAGCATTGCCGAGAGGTTGGGAATCAGGTGTTTTATGACGATTTAATTGCTACATTGGAATGGATTCTCATTGACAAAAAATAAATATTATTACCGCATAATACTACTTAAATAAAACGCTACAAAAGACATATCGATTCCGATAATCCATATGTCTTATTACACTTCTTACGCGAATGCAAATACACAAGACGATTTGCTTCTCAATAATCTGATGCGCTTCTACGAAAATCCGCAAAACATATCAAAGATAAAAACTATTGTCAACGGCGAATCACGGGTGTCGCTCCGCATCATCGACTGGTTCGTGACGAATTACGCCAAAAAGTACGACACCGAATACACGATTCGAATGCGGACCGGAATCCTGAAAGACCTTATAGAAGACTGTTCGTTCAAGGTCTATCATAGGTATAAACTGCAGTTAAAAGCATATAGTAAACGAAAATTCGACAGTTTTTGTCGTTGGGAGCGAATTTCGATACCTGTCGTCACAAATGGTGTGGAATGTCTAATGGAAACCACCATCGGTCAACTGAATTTCTTCAAGTGGGCGATAGATAATCAAATATTGGACTTTATCGAGCGGAATTATGAGGAAATCGAGAAGGATATGAATAGTCGCAATAGTTCGAGTCGTCGGAATACGACTTCAAGTACTGAGAGTTCGGAGACGGGGTCCGAAGAGGCACAAACACCACCGAAAACTGATGGAAAAACACGGAAAAAGAGGCAAGAATTATCGGTAAGTGCGTCCAAGTGCATTAAGAAAGAGATGGTTCAAATTGCGGTGACGTTTGATAGGTAGGTGGATGATGGTATATTGCTTTCGCGTTCGAAAGCGAAAGCAATATATGTTATAACTCGCTCATCGCTTTCGAAAAAAATATCGAGTCGATTAAAATAATATAAAGGAATGAGTACAAATAGGTTATAATAAAATGGAACCATTAAACATCATTGAACTGATCGAGAAAAATCCGATAACCAAGTTATCGCAAGATTACAATGTCAAATTACTGACAAAAATTAAAGCGAATTTTACCGACTTTGAACAGCAGTTGTTTTTGTCGAGTTTCTATTGCTATTTCAATTACCATCCAACAAATGATTTCGTGATTGATTTGGATAATGTGTGGAAGTGGTTAGGATTTAGTCAAAAACAACGAGCAAAAGAATTATTGGAAAAACATTTTATCGTTGAAAAAGATTATTTAAAATCAGTTTCGCCTAAAAAACCTAACTCCCATGGTGGTCAAAATAAAGAACAAATTTTGATGAATGTTCGAACTTTCAAATCACTGTGCATTAAAGTCGAAACAAAAAAGGCGGGCGAAATTCATGATTATTACATGAAGATGGAAGAAATATTAAAAGAGGTTATCGACGAAGAATGCAATGAACTAAAAAAACAATTGGAAGTAAAAAATCAGCAGTTAGAAGAACATTTGAGGCAAAGCGAAAAAGAAAAAGAAGAGTTGAAGGAGCGAACCATCGTCGATCAGTTTCCCGAAAACACGCAATGCATATACATCGGGAAAATCGACAACAAGACCAAATCCACCGCCGAAATTCTGATCAAATTCGGACAAAGCAACAACTTGGCAGAGCGCGTCAAAACACACAAAAAAACCTATGATAATTTCAGATTATATGCAGCATATAAAGTGAAGAACAAAATCGAGATTGAAAATCTTATGAAGAAGCATCCTATTCTGAGAAAACGGTTAAGACCTATTACGACTCAGGACGGAACGTCTCACCGCGAAATATTGGCAATCGACGCCGACGAGTTTTCGATTGCAAACATCGAAGAACACATCAAAGAAATAATAAAACAGAATGAATACAATCTGGAAAATTACAATTTGCTGCTTAAAAAGGTGTCCGAGCAAGAAAATGAAAATTTTGAATTGAAACGCGAACTCGAATCGGAGAAAAAACAGACAACTGAATTGACACTTAAACTGCAAAATTATACAGGGGAATGCGACACGTCAACCAAGACTATGTACAAGATTGCAAGTAATTATACTCTATGCAAATACGGATATCTATTGTATGCATTCCAATATGACGATATGCGATTCATTTGCTCTATAACCCGGCAAAAAGATTTTGAAACACTGTCCAAGACACTGACCGACCAGTATCCGAAAGGCGAAATGAAAATCAATCGCACTGTGTCATATCCATTTTCAGAAAAGAATATGATGTTTTTGCTGAAGCAGCATTGTGTCAATCTCGGGGCAAACAAATTTGAGGCGTCTTTTGAAAATATACAAAAAATAATAAATATTGCAGCGACAATGGAAACAGTTATGACAGAGAACGCAAAAGATTTGGATAAATTATTGGATATTGTGAATGGCACGGTTATTCGGACGCCCCTGGAAGCATCAGAACCAGTACCAATGGTGCGAAAGTCAAAACGGTCAGTAGACCAAATACACAAAGATACTGGCGAATTAATCAGCGTACATGAAAGTATTGAGGCAGCAGGACGCGCTATTGGATTAACAACTGGCACGGCAATCGGTATTGCTCTTCGCGAAAAACGCGTTTGTCAAGGATTCTTATGGAGATACTCCGGATTTACAAAGGGCGAACAATTCGACGATAAACCCATTATCAAAGTGTGTTGTTCAACCGGAGAAAGAACACACTTTGCAACCATTGCTGATGCCGCACGAGACGCCAATGTAACTGCGCCCGCATTGAGAAACAGAGTATTAACCGACGTTCATGCCAACGGCAATCACTGGATTTTTCAAAAATAATTTTCAACACATACCTCGTAAATATTCCATAGTCGCCATTTCGGATGCCCGATAACTCGATTTTGCCTTTCCATGAGGGGGTTCGCGAAGAAGTTCCAAATATAGTTTTGCGAATTTACCATTGCTGATCAAATCGAACGCAACCTCTCGCATTTCGTCCAAAAATCCTCTGCAAATAGTTGTGGAGCATTGTTGTCGCGTCTCGGTTATTTCCTCGACGATTTCGCGCATTGTTTTAGATGGATTCGACTTACGAGATTCCCTCCGCTGCGCTTCAGAAATCTCTCCAGCGAATCCTTGAACGCCTACCACTTCGTGTCCGGCGTTCTACGCAAATTCAATGCATAATTTGGCGACCAAACATGTCCAAATAGCGCAAAACCCGCTGCCTTCTCTCCTACTATCCGGAACTCTATCATATCGTTGAATACCTTTCTTTATGGTTTCCGGGGTAACCTCTCGTCGAATGATTGTAATGTAGTATTTTTTGCTATCGATTTCATTTTGGTTTTTGTGTATTGAGAAGTATTCCGGACGCGACGCGGGAGGAATACAATCTAACTCCGGAGAACTTAGTTCGAAGAAGTTTGTTCTACAAAAATACACAAAAAATAATCAAATTTCATTGCAATACACAGCAAATATATTGTGTATGCATATTTTATAGACATAAATGAAGTTTTCAAAAAGCAGTTTAATGTATTCAGTTGCTGTGATTACCTTTTTTACAGTTCTTATATTCGTAAAAAGTGACGTGAGAACCGAAATAAAAGAACAGGTGGGTCATGACAATTATATTATTTTACTAACGATTATTTTGTTGTCCACATACTTGGTTTCAAGTTATGTCGTTTAATGACCGCTAATTTGCGAAAAATTTAGTGTCTTTTCATTTCTGGTTTAATTCAGCGGCATAGCACGTTGGTTCGGCACTGGAACGAACGTCACAGGAACAATAACAGGTGCTTTATACGCCACATTTAACGAATTCAACTGGTATACATCGGGCGCTACGGGAGCACGGGGTTCAACCAGATTTGTCGACCCGATACCGAATAATTGCGACTCGATATCCGCGGAATTCGACGCTAAATTCAACCCGGCGGTTTTCATCCCGACCAATCCCTGACCCGGGAAATAGGTGGCGGGTACCGTCCCATAGAACGACGCCTTCTCAAAAGACATATAATCATTTTGCTGGTTATTGATTTGCTGCTCGGATGCGTAATTTCCGGGTGTATTTCGACTTCGGGTAGATGCCATTTTATATATACTGGGAGATATATTTTGATATTATATAATGCCTCGTAAAGATAAGTGTTTTTCGAAGTGTAGAAAGCGCTCTAAAACGGAATGTGACCCACCTGAATGTCGATACATGAACGGCAGCAAATATAGTTACTGCCGCCTCTCATTCACCCATAAAATGAACAAGGATTGCGTGCCGGAATTGCGAAATCGAAAGAATGCGAAGAACGCCGGACACGAAGTGGTAGGCGTTCGAGGATTCGCTGGAGAGATTTCTGAAGCACATCGGAGGGAATCTCGTAAGTCGAATAAGACAGCGAAACGATACCGTTCACCCGAACCAGCAATGGATTTGCGCCCGACAAAAGATGCCATAGCAGAGTTTAGGAAAAAATACTTGAAAACCGCAGCAACGCGCAAAATCGGCAAGTTCCTGAGGAAGCACGACCCTCGCGTAAGGTCGAAATTTTTGCAGTCTGTGTGCTCTGATGCCGGTGTCTGTATCGCGTTCGGAAAACACGCCGCAGCAATTCGCAAACATTTCGACGACTTCGACAATTTTGCGATGCTGTCTTTGCCCGCCAAAACGATCGGCAATGTCAGTTCAAATGGGTTTGTAAAAGAACTCACATATATTCACCGCGGGTATGTGGCAAATGCAGTATTAAAATCAGCGTCAAAAACAACAGCAGATAATTTGCTTTATGAAGCACTAGTCGGATTCCAACTAAATAAATACTCAACCAGATTCCCGTCTTTCCTGGAAACATACGGTCTCTATCAGTACAATACCGACGGAGTTGCCTATAGTGCGTGTAAAAACAGAAAAACCACGGCACCGGCGGTTTTATCCGCTGGACTAACCCGTGTCGCTAATAAACGGTCGGACATTGATGCGCCATTGATATCACTTTCATGTAACAGTCCCGTGTCAATGTCTGTGCTTATTCAGCACTTGAAAGGTGTAAAAACCATCGAGGATAAAATCAAAGACGCGGATTTCAATTCGTCTAATGATTTGCTGTATGTCCTGTTCCAGGTATATATGACACTTGCATCGTTGTCGAGCGTTTTCACCCATTATGACCTGCATTGGGAAAACGTGCTGGTGTATGAACCCGTAGCAGGTAGTTATATCGAGTACCACTACCATATTGAAGACAGAGAAATCGTGTTTAACTCGCCATATATTGCAAAGATTATCGACTATGGGCGGTGTTATTTCAAAGAAAATGGTGATACGTCGATAGTCGGAAACAGCAAATTGTTTTACGACAAAGTATGCAAGATGTGCAAACCCAAATGTGGTGAGAATGTGGGGTTCGGTTGGTTGCAATATAAGAAGTCCAATTTGGCACAGGACGCGCATATTAGTAGTCAGGTTAACAACCCTAGTCATGATTTGCGGTTGCTTTTTATGATAAGCGGTAGTACGGCGTCGGGGATACCACACGGACTGCGAGATTTGCTAGGTAAGGTCCAATACGGTAAGGGTGTTGCCATGGTTCTTGAAGAATACGGAACTAAACCGAATCCTACATCTGGATTACCCGGCAAAATAAACAATGTGGCAGATGCGTTCCAGGAACTGCTCGAATTGGTGGAGGATGTGGCAAATGTCACGATGAATACTCGAATATATGCGAAGATGAAGAAATTGGGTGAATTACACGTTTATGGCGATGGACGGACGGCGATGAAGTACGTTCAATCGCCGTAAAAGTCGACTTTTTACAGGAAAACCCCCGCATTATTTAGTCTCTATCCGGTCAATCAATTTCTGGTAGACCTCGTCCTCTTGGGCACTCCACACCGCAGGAGATTTCGAATAGTTCGCATATATCTGAAAAAAATGCGCCAAATAGTCGTAGGAGAAGAGGACGGCGAGACCGATTTCTGGGTTCTCGGAGAACATGAGTGCCGCGGCAGCGACGTAAAGACGCTGGAATTCGGGTCGTGATTTGGTCTGTTCGTATACGCGGTCTAAATATTTTGCTATTGCTGCGGAGTCGTAGTTGTATTCGTCGATGGTTTCGGGGGAGACTTTGGGGTCAGTGGGGTCGCATCGGATGTCTTCGGTTTCGTAGAATTTTGCGGGGTCCATTTGGGTAAGGTGGCGGAGGAATGCGCGGTATGTTTGGTCCGAGTCGTACATTTTTTATATGTGGTAAAAAATGTGCGGATGTTTTTATATGGGTTTATTTCTTCATTGAACGCTTCTTTTTTATTTTCATTCGACTTACGAGATTCCCTCCTCTGCGCTAAAGAAATCTCTCAAGCGAATCCTTGAACGCCTACCATTCTCCGTCAAAACTGCCTCCGTCAGTTTCTCGGAGAATCATCCAATTCCGAGTGCTCATTCTTCGCTCCGGAATTGTCCAAATCATTACTGGTATCTGACCCCGATGAATTAATCCTACGAATTGAAATATTCGTTGGTTTAAAACCGCATATTTGGTCGAGCATCCTTGGCAAATGCACCATCTTGTGCCAGTTCCCGTGTCTGCACACCCCCTCGCACCCACCCCTCTAAAGCGCTCTCCTCAATTGTATTGCGAGTATCCGTAACCCGGTTCTTCATCTCGGCATCGAGAGGATACATAGTATAGTTCATAAACGACTTCGACATGATGGTCGACACACTCTTCTTATCTTGACTATTTTCTCCCTGCAACATCTGTGCTTCTAACATAGGGTCGCAAGACCCTCGTCCTAAATACGGAATCGTCAGAAAAGCGCGTTGGTTCAACGACAATTTCTCTAAACTTCTCTCCTG